TCAAAGATTTTACAACGAATTACTGTCTTGTAACTGCGTGGAATTATTTTGAACAGATACGACAGAAACATCCCGAGTTCAATGGCATCTGGATATTACCTGCGCCGGAGATGAGGTTTGTATGAAAAACGACGAAGAAAACGATTGGCTAGATATCATTCCTGCAATAATTCTGACAGTATTTTTCCTGCCAGTTATTTTTGAAGCAATATCTCGTAATAGTCAATTATGGATTGAATTCTTTGACAGGATACATTAATGAAACCGTTTTTGAGCGTCCTTATCCCCACTTATAACCGGGCTGAAATGACCCTTGAAGCCGTTGCCAGCGTTGGTAACAATCCAGAGGTTGAGATCGTTGTCGTGGATGATTGCTCGGATGAAAAAGAGTTGGTATTACTAGATAAAGCAATGGCTGATAGTACGGCGCGTTGTTATCGTAACGAAACCAATCTTGGCATGACCAAGAACTTCAACCGCTGTATGGAATTAGCACAAGGCGATTGGTTCGGGCTTATCGGCTCGGATGATTACTACAAGTCCGGCGCGATTGACCACGTATTTCAGGCGTTGCATTATCTTCCACCCTGCCTCATGGTCTATGCCCGCGATGGGAAGGCAAAGATATTGCCGCCCGGTGTTGATACAGTCAGGAATATGCAATTACCCTCCGGCTCTGGCAACTTCTGGCATCGGTCTATTTATGAAGACTTGGGCGGGTTCGACGAACGGTTGACGTTTTCCCCGGATGCTGAATACTGGTACAGGATTGCCACAAAATACCCAGTTGCAGAATCGCCCGAGAAATTCAGCATTTATAGAGAGCATGGCAATAACTTGATGTATGACATATGGCGACAACGTGACGAATTCCTGAAACAGATCAAACTCATTACCCGCTTGAACATGGTGCACCGCGGAGAGGATACGACAGACCTTGACCTTGTTGTTGCCAGTGAAGGGAAAGCAGTATGGGATACGGTGCTTTATATCCTGCGAGTGACCGCCAAGAAGCCTGACAAATTTGATATATTTGACATGTATCTTGATGCCGGTCTGAGATTGGCGTTCACAAAAGATAGATTGGATGCCATAAAATTATTGATGAATGCGAGGAATAAGAAATGAGAAAAGGATCGACAAAGAAAATGGTCATACCAGAAGGTATAGAATTACAAATGGGGAGAGCTGAAGCTATCAAACAGCCCATTGAAACAATACCAGCTATTTATATAAATAAATCAAATAAGCAAGTTGTTGATATCCTCCTCCGCATCTGTGATGCCTGTTACGGTATACAGCAACAATTAGAGCCGTGGGCGGGTATCCGGAAAGATATTGAGGAGTTGAAATGACCAAAATCACCTTCATGTGCAACGTTCACAACGAAGAGCCGCGCATTGACTACATCCTGAAACCTGCTATAAAATGGGCTGATGAAGTCATTGTCATTGACAAGGGCTCAACTGATAGAACGGTTGAGATTGCGGAGAGTTACGGGGCTAAGGTTATCCAAGTCGGTCAATCCAAAGAAGGTGATGACAACCGCGCAGAATGGGTGAATTATTCATCAAATGACTGGATTTATTGGGGCACGCCGTCTGAGATACCCACATCCAAATTGATTGCCAAAGTCAAGGAGATGATTGATGGAGACTACGATTTACTTACAGTTCCCCGCAAAATGTATATGCTCGGTATCCACTCTGAATTTTCACCATGGAAGATAAGTCATTTCAAGTTCTGCTTCAACCGTAAGCGCACGAATATCCAGAATAAGATACATCATAACTTTAGTGCAAAGAATGGCAATGAAGGGCACGTCCCTTATTCAGAGGATTGTTGTGTCTATCACCTGACTTATACCGATGCTAGATATTGGCTTGAGACGAACATCCAATATTGGCAGACAGAGGCAGAGGATAGCACAAACCCCGAGGCGGATATTCAAAGGTCTATGGCAGCCATAAAAGCGCACGAGGCACGACTACTGCAAGGCGGTGATGAAACACGCCTACTTTACTACGCATGGTTGTTGTATCATTTAGGTACGGCATTCTGTCTCGAAGAGAAACGGCGGGGGATGGATGTGCGCGCGGAATACAAGAAGATTTATGACAAGGTTCTGGAGGAATGGGAATGAAGCTTACCACCTCCCCCACATGTCAAATCCCATTACTTCCAGAAATATTCTCACAGATATTTCAAGAAAAAACTGACGGCTATTTTGTGGAAGTCGGTGCATTTGACGGCTATACATACTCGAATACCTGGGGGCTGGCAGAGCTTGGATGGTCTGGCCTGATGATCGAAGCTATCCATGAGTATGCAGACAAATGCCGCGCGATGCACGAATTCCATCCGGATATAAAAGTCGTGAATGAGATAGCCGGTTCTGGTCAGTCAGTCGTCATGTATAAAGCCGGTGAATACTCGACCTGTTCCGAGTTTTTCAGGCTTCATGCCCCGGCTGGCTGGAATCCAGGATTTCATCTTCAGGGCATAGAGCCAACCCGCAAGCTGGACGATATTCTCGCGGATAATTGCGGCGGCAAGAAGATCGATCTGATGGTCATCGACGTTGAAGGCTCTGAAAAGACCGTCCTCGAAAGCCTGACACTTTGCGCATGGCGGCCAACACTGGCAATCGTCGAGGTTCACGAAAAGCACCATAATAAATTCTTGTCCGCGGATGCGCACTGGATCAATGAGTATTTCACGCGCGAGGGCTACAAGATTATCTATTCTGATGACTGCAATAATATCTATTGGAATGAGGTAGAAAAATGATAACCCCTGATCCTAAATTCCCTGAAATAAAACTGATCGCCCCGGACATTCACCGCGATAATCGCGGCTGGTTTATGGAAATTCACCGTGAAGGACTGGGACAGAGATACGTCCAGACAAATCTGGTTTATTTCACGCAACGGGTATTACGCGGTCTGCATTATCAGCCGCAGCGGCCGCAGGGTAAGCTCTACATGGCAACGCAGGGCGACATCTTCCAGGTATTGGTCGATGTTCGGCAAGGTTCCCCGACATTTGGCAAGAGCACAACCGTCCGGCTTTCAGGGCAAGATAAGAACATGGTTGAGGTTCCGCCGGGCTTTATGTCTGGCTCGCTTTGCACAACCGAGAGCGCGACCCTGCTTTACATGACCACGCGCTTCTTTGATCCTGAGAATGTCATCAAAGTGAACTGGAATGATCCCGACCTGGCTATCAAATGGCCTATGGATTATCCGGTCCTGAATGACGCGGATAAAAACGCGCAGAGCTTCAAGGAGGCATTCTGTGATTGACATCGTGCCAGGTTATGAGGACATGGTAATTTACGATGATGCCAAGTGTGCATTCAAGGGTGATACTCTGCTGGAACTGGCAAAGAAATATGACCTGCATTATTTTGTCGAAACAGGTACTTATGCGGGGGAGATGATAAAGTACGTCAACGCCCGGCATATTTGGTATCACATTTATTCTATTGAGCTTTCAGAGCGTTTGGCAGCACGGGCCACAAAGTTATTTCCTGCTGGTGGGAATATAAGTATTTTGCAAGGCTCAAGCGATGATAAGTTGAAAGACTTAAAATTCTACTATCCGGTTTTGTATTGGCTGGATGCTCATGCCTGCGGTGGTGTGACCGCAAGAGGCAAGAAGATCACCCCTATTCTGGAAGAGCTTGAAACAGTCGTGAACGACGTTGACCATGTGATTGTGATTGACGACCTTGACAACCTGCCAAAGTGGGGCGTGACATTACAGCAGTTGAAAAAATTCATCAATGCCAGAAAGCCAAGTGCAGAATTTACAGTTGTAGATACCATGCTCATTGTTGAACCAGTAGGGCCGGAAGGCGGATATTTAATAGTTGGGGATGAAGAATGACCGTCTCTGCTATCATCTCTGCCTATTATGCTAAAGACTTCATCCGGTCACGACTGGATAATCTAATGTATCAAGTACCGCGACCAGAGATTATCGTCGTGGCACAACATTCCAGCATTGAGGCGGCTATAGCAAAGACCTATCCCGTGAAACTTATTCAGACGGCTGATATTCCAACAATCTACGCGGCGTGGAACGTTGCAATCAGCGAGGGGGTAACTGGCGAATACATCACCAACGCTAATTGCGACGATCACATATATTCTGGCTCGTATGCTGAAATGGCAAAGACATTAAATAACAATCCCGATATTGGATTGGTTTACGGTGATGAAAACCAGACAGATGGAAAGACCAATCGACTAAAGCAACGTCCACAAGGGGACTTTGGTTTACTGACAAAGATGTGTTTTGTCGGCCCGTTTCCGATGTGGAGAAAATCTTTACATGAGCATTACGGATACTTCAATGAGAGTCTCAAGGTATGCGGTGATTATGAATTCTGGCTACGCCTGGCGGTTAATGGTGTCAGGTTCCATCACATCCCACGCGCGTTAGGGCTATATTTGAACCGTCCGAATTCAGCCGAACATCGGCAAAAACTTGTAGCCACATCCGAAAAGGAATATCTACAGCGGATCTATTCTGGGATAAAAGTAATACATAATTTATGACGTTTATAACTTGACTATCGGTTAGCGCGATTTATCGTTAATATGGAGGCCGATATGAAGACAACCAAATTGCTTTATCTTGCTACACTAATAATTGGACTGCTATCCAGTTGTGGCTTCACAGTATCTAATATGAGCCGTGGCGGGTTTTATATCTCAGGAATAGATTATCTGTATTGCACATCCGAGAAAACCTGCCTGCATGAACAGGCGCATAGGATTGATGCACAACATGGGTTTGTCAGTTCGAAGCCCGAATACCAACTGGCAATCCGGTCTTATGCTGCGAACAACCCCGATAAACTATGGAGCACACAGATATTGAATTACCGTGGATCAATGAGTGAGATGTATGCCCAAATGTACGAAAGTATCTCGGGAAAGATTGAATTATTGCCAATAGAATTACGGAGGTTATATGAATAATGGGCTTGCTAGTTTATGCGACAAATGTTTCAAAAAATATTGGAAATGGGAGTTTACAATTCACACATTACCTATCGGAAACTGCAAATTGTGTGGAGAGAAACTTGTTGGAGACGATAATCACACTATCTCTGAACAATATTTTTACGAAATGATGAATAAAATAAACAGGCCCGCTATTGACATTTAACGGTAATCTGTTATTATGATTTCAACTGAATAAAGGTTCTAGTCGGTTGGTGGATACCATAAACTAAAACCCGCGCTTGTCAAAGGATTTTGAGAGCCGAAGTGCAACTCATACGAGTTCATTTTGGCTCTTTCGTGTTAAGGAGGTTTTATGGATAATGAAATAAACAACGCACTTAAAGCAATTTCTTCAACCCCCGAAGAATTACGAGTAGGCAACTATATTGTTATGTTCGGCGGACGTGATGCCACTGGAGTTATGTACAAAAACGCTGATGGATCAATGGGAGAGTTTTTCACTTCTAAAACAGACCTTGAATCTAGTTATACAAAGTCTGGATTTCTGCATGTTGATTTTGAACATGGTCAAGACCCGGATGATTTAAACATTAGTTCCGATGATGTTCTTGGTTTCGTGGATTGGAAAACTGCCAAGATAGACGACCACGGTGTTTTTGTAGAGCGTGTGCTCAACCGAAGGCAACGTTATGTGGAGTGGCTTGAACCTCTTATCGCAGACGGTTTATTGGGAAACTCTACAGAGGCTATTTCGGGGCAAGTCGAAAAAGGCGATGACGGTGAAATAAAACGCTGGCCGTTGAAGCGTGACACATTGACAGTAAATCCAATGGAGCCACGAATGTTATCTCAAAATGCCATGACCGCAATCAAGGCATTGGCAAAAGAAGAAATACCATGTTTCAAGTCTTTAATCACTACCTTGCCGGTGGATACCGGGGGGAAGGAAAACAAAGAACAACTTATTGTTAACGAAAGTGAGGTCAAAATGACCGACGAAGAGTTGAAGGCACAGAAAGAACGCGAGGAAGAACTCGTAAAATCTGCTGCCGAAGCCGCGGTGAAAGCATACGCGGCCAGTATTGAACCGGAAGTAAAAGCCGGTTATCAAGTCGATGTGATCGAGGATGAAGCTGATAAGGCCGCAAAACTCAATCCATTCAAAAGCGCCGGTGAGTTTTTCACCGCTGTAAAGCGTGCTGGAACTGGTGGGGAAACCGACA